TTAAAGCAGTGAAAATAGGTAGGTGGACTCACGCCCTTCTCTACTAGAATCACTAGGTTTAGCTCTATTCTCTCTAGCAATAGCCTCCAGTAAGCTGACATTCATTCCACTGGCTGCATTAGGAACAAAGCTTCCACTAGTATTAGTCTTAAACTGACCCCCTATGCCTGGAATCTTACTAAGTAAGTCAGTAAACCAGTTTTTAATGGAGTCGAAGGTGTTAGAAGCTGCTGAAGTGATGTCATTCCACTTCGAACCAAGGAAGTTAGTCAGTTCACTAAACTTAGAGCCTATGAAACCAGTGAACTCTCCTAGCTTGCCTGAGATGTAGCTAACGACTGAATTCCACACATTCATTGACTCTCTAATGTAAATGTCTGAGAGATTTTTGAGTGTGCTTCCAATCAGATAGGCAAGGCCAATGAGTGCCCCGTCCACTACAGTCAACAGAACTTCTACAACTTTAAGGTAGTCGATCGTCTTGATATAACTGACTAAGCCCTCAATAATTCCTCTGATGACATTATTGATTGTGCCTCCTAAAGCTAACCAGTTGATAGATTTGAAAAGGGAGAGTGCCCCTTCTAAGATTTGGTTAGTTAATTTAGCTGAATTTTCACCTAGTCCTTTGGAGAAAGGAATAAAGTTGATTTTGCTTAATTGACTTAGGTAATTAGAAAAGGAATCTTGGAAATAAGTGACTATCCCTTTTCTCAGTTTGAAGTAATCAATCTTCTCATCTTTGGATTTAGGAGGAAGAAAGGTTTGATTAATGTCTTTTACAAAGTCCCTTAGAGATTTAATGGTGCTATTGAATTTGAGAATTCCATTTCTGAGAGCCAGCATAGGGTCAAAAGTGAGCCCTAATGATTCAAGTGTTTTGGATAATTCAGTTAATAGCCCATCATCCCCAATTAATAGGGAGAGAGATTCGTTGATGGCAGTCAGTACGGTCTGATTCCCTTTAGTTTTGGAATCCAAATCCCGCATCAATCCGAATAAACCATTCGTTGGGTCGAATAGGTTCGATTTGAGAGATTCAATCAGTCCACTCACCGATCCTGAAGCAGCTTTAATAACTTCTGGAGTAACAAGCTGTTCACTAACTGCTTTCAGGATTTCTTTCCTCTCTTTAAGAGTTAGCTGCTCTAGCTTCTTTCCAGTACCCTCTAGTCTTTTCTCGACTAGGGCTAGGAATCCAGTATTGTTTTCAGCAAATAGTAAATTCTTTAATTCGGAGAGAGAGGCACCTCCTAGGAACTTGCCAGCGAACTTAGAAACATCCTTGGCAGCAGTTTGGCTAGAGGCTCCCAGAACCTCCATCCCTTTGGTGATCGTGATTAGTTCTTCCTCAAACCCTTTGGAATCAAAAGCTCCTGAAGCATCCTTAAAGGCCGGAATGAGATTGTCTTGGATTCCTAAAGCTAAGGTTTTGTAGTCTTGGGTAGCTCCTGGTAGAGCTGCTGCCACTTCACCTAGTCTGGAGTTGAGACGATCGATAAACTCCTCTCCATCGGAAAAGCTTTTACCCGTCAAGGCTGCAAATGTTCCGGCTGCTGAAGCATTATTCAACTGGAGTTCTGCAGCTTCTCCAAGACTCTTGGTGAGACTGCTTACAGCAGAGGTAGCAGCTCCGATCGCTGAAGTAATACCACTAGCCATTAGGTTTGCAGCTAAAGCATTTCCTCTAATGGATTCTCCTAGCTTTTTGAAAACAGGTGAGAAGGAATCCTGAGCAACGATCTCTGTAAAGATCTTATTAGTCATGAAAGCCCTCCTTAGTGAGGGAGGGGTTGAATCTAGTATTCATTGATTAATTCTTCGTATTCAATTTCCCCTAACTCAACTAGTGAAGGGTCAGTAGAGGTGGTTTGTTTATTCGTTTTCTTTTGTACAGAGATGAATCTCTCCAGATGGAAAAGAGCTTCACTTATTTCAAGCTCTAATAACTGGAAGTAGGCCGGAGTGATAAAGCCTTCAGTCGAACAAAGAAATGATTCACAAAGATCGGTAGCCGTGAAGACTCTATCCTGAACACTAAACAGGATTTTGTTTGTCTTGCAATTTACGAACAGCTCGAAAGCAAGTTAGGGCAGAACCCACCCTCTCAATATCTTCAACCTCTAAAGTGTCTAGAAAATCCTCAAAGCTAGGAACAGTGCTCAATTTAGAGTTAAGGGGAATGTAACTCACCATGCAGGTATGAGCTAGCTTGATAGAACTGAATACATCCGATCGGTACTCTTCAGGAGCACTCTGATACCAGCTTTGGATCTGTAGAAACTGTTTGCCTTTAGGAGACTTCAACTCAATTTGAGTGCCGTCATAAAGCTGAAAAGTAACTCTGTTTTCTAGCTCATCAAATTGAAGATTCACCGGATAACCTTCTGGGTTTGATTCCGGTTCAGTAGCTTCAGGGATCGGAGCCTGCTGCTGTTGGGGCTTATTTACTTTTAAGGGCATTTTATTTAACTGTTTACCTGATTGATATGGAGAGGAGGATTAAAAATTAGAGATTAGAAGTGCTAGTGATGCTATTTGAATTTCCAGCAATGGAAACTTGATCAACACTAAAAACCATTTTGAGTTCGACGACCGAATCACCGGAGCCAGTATCCATTGACTCAAAAACAGACCACTCAGAAACTCGACAGCCTGAGAGACTCCAAGCTGATTTACCTCGGAATTCCATCTGACCACATCGTTTCACCGGTCGGACGGTCATACTGAATGGCTCACCACATTCATGAGATTGCAGAAAGTCCAGAACTGGACCATCTCGATCGGGGTCATAAGCTTTGCTGAGGGTAACTTGCTCGATTTCTTGTGCTCCACTGGGAGCGCTCTTCTTGATATTGCTCAAGCCATCAGAGTACATGGCTCGATTGAATTTCTTTTTGATGCCTGAGAATTTCGACCAATAACAGCTCAGCTCGTCCACCAGAAACAAGGCATCGGCATTGGTCATCGGAGTGGAGTTATCCAACTTCATAAAAAAAATTATCCTTAAATATAGGTATTTGAAGGAACCGATCGGGGTTCCTTAGCTTGTATTTAATTAGGCAGCTAAACCAGCTTGAGCCGATTCTTGTACCTGTCCGATCGGTACTTTAATGGTATTGATCAGAATTCTTTCTACACCTGGGCTGGTAGCTGCATAAACTTCCACCAGGACATTACCAAGCTGGAGATCGGCTGGATCATTGTTAGTGAAGGAGCAAACAACTACGAAGGCATCCTGCTCAGTCTCTCCAAATAAGGCTTTATCCAGCCACAATCTTCGTAGAACTGCTCTAGCAGTACTCTCAATTCGAGTTAGAAGGACAGCCTGACCATCAATACTGGTAAACAAATCATTGTCAAAGGCAGATCGGAGAGTGCCATTGATGACATTCATGATCACTCGGCTGACCGTTTGAATGTAAAGGGTGTCCGTCGATCGGGTTCTCATACCCCAAACCACAATTCCCTTATTCCTCAACGATCGGATCACATTAATGCCCGCAGGATTCAGAACTTCCTGATCCTGATTTACGTATTTGACATTGACGGCCTTCACTCCCTGGACTGGGTATTTGGCTCCTGCCATTGGTTGCTGGAAACCTTGTTCCTTAAATCTCTTGGTAGCTACTCCAGCTACTGCTGCTGAAGCTGGAACTACTCCACCTTCCAGATCGGAGAGGTAGGGAGCATAGTAAGCTGAATGACCTTTGGGGCTTGCATAAGTGGCTGCTTCAGCTTGTAGTTGAGCCACTGTTTGGATAGCTGGACCACAATCTGCAAGGTGCATCCAGTCATAGCCTTCAGCAGATACTAGATTCTGACATGCACTGTAAACAGCTAGACGATCGGAGGCTGAAGTTAGAAGCTGATAGGCTTCAGGTGCAATCAGAAACCCTTGAGCATAATCATCATCTACATCAAAGCTGTGCTCGATCGAATAGACATAATCTACTGACGAGGGAGTGGTAGCAGCAACAGTAGTAACAGTCATTGCTCCGGCTGAAGCTGTAACTGTAAGGACTGCTGCAGGATCGTCAGCTACAATAATCAACTCATCAGAAGCACTTCCTGCAATGGCTGTAACAGCACTGGAGACTAGGTTAGAAGTGTTAATGGCATCAATTAACCCTGACACAATAGAGTCTTTAGTAGGGCTTGAGGGAGCTGTATAGGTAACAGCACTTCCATTAATGGTTAGGGTATAAGCTCCTGCTGTAGCCGTGTCGATGACCACTTTCTTTCTAGCTGCAATATTACTTCTGACAAAGTAAAGGAGCCCACTCCAATCATTTCTGAAGTAGAGTTTGACTGATGCCTCAGAAGGAGAGTTGCTGAACTGATTCGTGAAATCTTCTAACGATCGGACTAGGGTTGGGGTGTTGTATGCTCCACTTGAAGCACTCCCGATCATGTAAACAGTTTGAAAGCTGGCTAAGTCGGTGGGAGATGACCCTGCCGAAGTCTCTACCACCTTGACTCCTGGTCGTTTGAAGTTTGAGAAAAGAATAGACATTTTATTTAACTAATAAATAAATTAGGGATGGATTAGTTTGGATTGGTGAGGTGAATCTCTCTATCCAACTCATAATCGGAGGGGCTATTAAGATTGAAGTTAATCTTGGCTTTGTTAATCTTGAGTGCTAAGTCACTCACAACAAGAGGAGGGGCATCTGGATTAGGAACTGGGGGTTCAAAATCTGGATTCAGTTCTAGTGAGGTGACATTGAACTCAAAGCTAAAGCTGAAGTTGCAATAGGCTAGCCAATCTCCCTGATCGCCCTCCTCACGAGAAATGACCAAAGGATTATTGTTGGCTTCAAACTGAACGCTAGAGATTGAGCATCCAGGATTTTCGAGTAGAGCCTTTCCTTGAATGTATTGAACAAGGGACTCTAGTTCACTGAGGGGCAATTCATCTAGCGTAAGCTCATCCGAATACCTAAAGACGATCGAGTAAGGGAAGGTACCCGATCCTTTTATTGAATTAGAACCTGTCCGAAAGTAAAGTAGATTTTCTACTGGATATTCAATACCGGTATTAGCAGGAAGGAGATTAAGTTCGGTTGAGTGAATTGAATAGAGTTCTCTAGGAGGATCGGCATCCCAACTATCGATTCTGATTTGAGTTTGAAGCCAAGCCTTTACTTGAATCCTCACCTCTTTAATGTTGGAGTCAGCCATTAGTCCGTCTCCTTGGCAAGAATTAAAGAGAATACGATCGGATCAGAGTCCATCAAGTGAATAAGCTTGCAAGGAATTCCACCCTCAATAGATTTGGTGACTTGATTTGAGTAAACAACGGCACCAGTTGAATCTAGAGGGGGGTCGATAATGAAACTGACTCTTGCCTTGGTAGGACTGATAAACGTGGAAAGGGGATAGACCCTGGGAATCTCTACTTGATAGTAAGAAGCTTTGATAGTGACATTCCCTACAGGCAATCCAACTAATCTAGGGCTTACATTCGTGATGTGGCTTGAGATCAGGGTGTCTTCAGGAAGTTTACCTTGAAGCTGATTTCTAGCCAGTAGGAACCTACGTTGAGGAAGCCCTAAAACACTTTCCACTTTGTTGAGATTCACTTCAAGCTGGGCCAGCTTCTCGAATAATTTGGTCATTTCTAACTAAGGGCTTTTGGAATATTTCGATCGAGCTGTAGGTTGAGAAAGTCTTGGATTTGAGCTTCCGATCGGAACATCATTCCCACTCTCCTCTCTACATAGGGGGCGTATTTAACCTGATTGAAGATACTGATCGAGTCAGTACCTTGCTTAGCAGATTCCCACCCCCTTCTCAAATTGCCAGTTCTGACAGGAGTTCGATCTTGAATCAGTCCCTTGCCATACTGGGCTGTTTGATTGAGAGAATCATCTACTGCTTTTTTGAAATGAGAATTAGGATTTTGATGAAGGGGGCCGGTAGCTTTGAAGGTGACTTGAAGCATTTACCAGTAACTCACATGACCTGAGGGTTGAGGGCAATATTTACTTCTAGCAATGGGAATACCAGTCATCTGTGAGATCTCTTGAATGGCTCTATTCCCTTCAGATTTCAGTTGTGAGACATGAGCAAAATAGTTTAGTTTGGCACTTCTACTACCTTGCACATAGCTAAGCTCTCTGGCTTCTTTGATTTGGGTGTCGATCGTAGCAATCTCATCTAAAAGGTTTAGAGCCTGCTCATAGACAGCTAAAGTGTATTCTTGCTGTAGAAAAGCATTCATTCTATTGAGATTTACTTCTGCAAACTGTTGAGTGGAACCCCCATACCCCAACACCATTAGAATTTTGTCAATGTCAAGTTGATTAAATTGCATAAAAAGTAAATTGGCTAGAGGATGAGTCTAGCCATTTATAAAATTAGAAATTAAGCTGTAACTCCAGTAATGACACCTACAGATCGTCTTTCCATTAATGCAAGTTGGAACATTCCATAGAGAGCAAATTTAACTTCTTGAGGGTTATCACTGGGCATCTCTTTTGCATAAATCAGCAAACCTGCTTCAGGTCTATCTTGAGATCCACCTTCATTAGTCTGACGGAAGCTATAGAGTCTCAAGTCATTCTCATTCACAAAGTAAATGACTCCATCTGGAACTGAGACATCTTCTACAATGGGACGACCTTCAAAAGTCAGTCCTCTTACCCCCAAATCTGCAGGACTGGTGTAATTAGCAGAAATAACAGTAGCTCCATCAAATGCTCCTGCATAAATCAAAGCAGTTGCAGGATTCATCACTAAAGCCGTGAAAGTAGCTGGAACTCCAGTCGTAGTGCCTTGTCTATAATCTGCAGAGAAAGCTCTCAATTTAGCTTTAGTCAGAGAACCAAAAGTTGTAGAAACTAGAGTAGTCCAAGCTGCATCCACAGCAGGATCTAAACCAGCATAAGCAACAGTAGACTTTTTAGCTGTTACTGCACTATGTAGAGAACCTAGACCTAGCACTCCACCATAGTTACTGCCAGTTCCTAGAAAGATACCAGCACCTAAAGTTTGTAGAATTTCTCTCTTAGCCCCTTCTGAAGAGAGATTAATCAGATTACCCAAAGGAGCTTCACCTTGAGAAGCCATTTCAGCAATCTGAACTTCATTGATTGAAAAGCTAGAACGCACTCTGTAAGTGCCAATAGGTAATTGAGCAGGCTTAATGGTATCTGCACTAGTAGAAGTAACATCTGCTGTTACTAATTCAGTACTAGCAGTAGCACCTGCTACATTGACGTTGTACTTTACTGCTGTCTGTGCAGTGCTATATCTAGAAATTCGACCTAGCATAGGGCAATTCAATTGGTCTAGTTCAGCCAATTTAGGCTCAATAGAAAGATTGATTGTTCCCGAAGTATAAATAGCCATAAATATTTAAAAATTAAATGGAATTAAAGAAAATTATTTGTTGATAATTGCACCAGCAATTGCTGATCCAATTGAATTGTTATTAGAAACAGATTTGGTTGTAGCAGGAGCAGATTTACTTTCTGTAGATCCAGATCCATTCACGTTTGAAGGAGGAAGGAACAGCTTCCCGTCTTCACTGGAGAGATAGCTATTCAAAAGATCGTCAAGAAACTGAGCTTGACCGTCTTCTGACTTGTAAATCCACCGATTGTTTTCCTGTTCAAGGGAAGCCTCATACTCCACCGAAAAGAGCTTTTGTAGGACATGCTTGTTAGTAGCTTTGGAGCCTGCTATTGCCTCAGAAATGGCAGCTTTTCTTTGAGCCTCTAAGGCTTTTTGCTCCTTCTGTTGCAACTGATTGTTTAAATCAGCAATCTGTTGATGAAGAACTTTGAGGGTCAGCTTACTCTCTTCTTTCTCAGGATCTTCCGATCGTTGAGCTTCAGGTTGACTGACTCTTTCCAGCTTCTTAGTCACATCCTTAGTAAGTGAAGCAGCAAACTTGCCGTTCTCCTTACGGACTTCAGGAAGGAGCATTTCTTCAATCAGGCTTGGAAATACTTCCTTGAAAATTTCGATAATCTGTTCTTTGTCCATGATCGTTTTCTTATGAAAATAAGTGTTTGCCGTTAAGACCCCTGGCAATAAGGGGTATCTGGTACTGTTAGCCTCACAGTTGGCTAGACATTAAAAAAGCTCCGATCGTAAGGAGCTAAAGAAAGTGATTAAGTACTCGACATCTGTTCAATCTCGGCTTCTAACTCAGCTTGAAGTTTGGGAGGAAGGTTCCCGATCATGAAGTCACTGAGCCTAGAATAAACAGACTTAAACAAGATCGGAGGTAAGTTAGCCCGGAGAGAATCAATATTAAGGTCGGACAACACCTGCACTTGGCTGATGAAGGTGTCAACATGATCGGATTGGAATCTGTTTAAGCCACTGACGGAGAGCTGAGGATTGACTCCTTGTGATCTAGCAACTAGCTGGTAGACATCTTCCAGGACATCAACGAGGAAGGTTCCATAGCTCTTGAGGGTGTCTTCCTGCTCCTGAAAGTCAAAAGCCTTGGATAAGCCACTCTGCTCGACAGCACCTTTGGTGGAACCACTCACTCCACCTTGATTGATCAACGATCGGACTTGAGCCTCTAACTGCTCCAGGGATTTCTCCAGTTGAGGAAGAATCTTACCTTCAGCTTCCTTCCAATCAAAATCACCTCCTTGAAGTACATACTGCAATCCGGTCGGAGGTGGAGATCCATCAACGTAAGAGGAACTCAGATCGGAGTCAGGAGTGAGTTGAGGCTTCCAGGTTCGTTGAACGTAGAGGAAGGTTTCCAGATCATGCTTATGGCAGGAAACCCTCAGGTGGGCTAAAGCAATATTGACAACCTGATCACCTACCCACAGATCAGCAGGAAGCTCAGCCAGAATCAGAGGTGTCGTTCCTAAGCTATGAGAGACTGGCTCAGACTCTAAGGGGATCTTAGTATCCTTGTTGATCGGAACAAACTCACCTTTTGAATCCAGGATAGAAACAATCTGACCATCCCGACTAAACTCAAAGATGCCACTGTACTTGACGATCGATTGATTGTCGATGAAAGTCCAAGTGACCTTGTTCAGTGGAGGCTTAAGGGGGCTTTCCTGATACACAGAGACTTGCCTTAGCTTGACCCACTTAGGCTTATGAGGACCTTCCAATTCCCAAGCAATCACCTGATCGGCAGGATAGAGATTGATGTAAGGTCTTAGTCCGAGTGCTTCTTCCTGAGCTTTGTTTGTCGGTCGGATCGGACTGAAGGGTTTTTCGACATGCAGCCAAACTCGTTTGAACTTCAGACACTCCGAAAGGATTTCAGCAACTAGTTCTTTCTCATCACGTTTTCCATAGAGGTCAGTTGCCGATCGGAATGTCTGCCAGAAGTCAGCATCTGATTCAGCAGTCATAACCTCTAGGCTTCCATTCTCCAGCTTAGAGACTTGGCTATTTAGGGTTGAAGCAAGGAGGTTGATATAGAGGAACTTACTGAGCCGGTGCTTGTAAATTTGAGGGTCTTCACTCGGCCGTTGAGGAAGGTACTCAGCTATTCGAGACTCAAGCTGGTGGCCTCCTTGGTACAAGTCATTGATTTTCGTGAAGGTAGGGAGTAGATCGTTGAACTCAGGTGAAGTGGTTTCTAGGGTGGAGAGTTCTAATTCAGTGGGATAAACGAACATAGTTAAGCGGCGTTTCTATTCAGGTCGTGTTTCATCTCAACGATCGGGATGACATATCTAAACGAGTCCAGGTCATGGTCAGATTGACCGTCAGCAGGCTTTTCCAGGACGTTACCTTCCCGGTCTTGAGCCTTGTGATAAGACCGAATGTTCTGAATCAACTGCTCTAAAGGTCGATAAACAAACAATCTGTTTTGGTAGAAAAGACTGTTGATAATTCCGATCCCCTCCAAGACACCAGGCTTATTTCGAGGAGATGTGACCGCTCTCTTCAGTCCCGGAATATCTCTGGCATTACCTAGTCTTCTAAGAGCAATGACAACTGAGGGTCGATCGTCAGGAACATAAACCCGATGGGCATTATGTTTTACACATAGGTTGAGAACAGCTTGATTGACTTCATCCGAGGTTATTGGAGATTGTGGATGGGAGTTATACCAGGCATCAATCAGAAAGTAACGATCGGAACTGATTCCGATCACTGTAGCTGCCGGATTAGTCTCTCCATGATCCAGACCCACCAGAACATCATCGAAGGAAGGTAGGATGTCCACGATATGGGAATCATCGAACTGATCGTAAAACTGACCAGAGAAAGTCTCCCAGCTAGCTTCAAACTCCTGTGAGTAGGTTTTAGGTGGCAGGATAAGCTTGGCTTGTTCCCTGAGTGACCGAGGATGAAAAGGGTTGTCAGCAGAAATGAAGCTGAAGTAAGCCCAGTTAGGAGTCTTCAAAGCTCGAAGATGAAACTGGTAAAAGAAGGAACTCTTACCTTTTGGTGTGCCTACGATCGTGGCTCCAAACTGACCTGTCGGATCTCTAAAACAAGGGGTAATGATTTCGTCCCAAGTGCTAGAAGGAAACAGTTGGAACTCTTCAGCACCAGCCCAAACTAAATTCTTACCTCGAATCTTTTCACCACCATCATCCACACCAGCTAGGGAAAGGATTGGTAGATCACCGTGAAAGTAAATCTTGTAGCCACTCCGATCGATCCTCTTAGTGACTGGACAGTTCTCAAACAAAGCCAGTAGGCTATCCCAGTGGAGGGATTTGCACATCTTCAAGGTCGGAGCAATCAAGCAAACCTCTTGAGGAGATTCAGGGTCGAATTTACCCTTGAAGGTGAAGATGGCTTTGATGGCTTCAGCTCTAAGCAGCCGACTCTTCCCCCAACCCCGACCGGAACAAATCACTTTGACATTAGCAGGGTGATTCAGAACCTCGTATTGAGAGGAATGCAGGTTGATAGAAAGCTTATTCATCAACACCTTCTTCCAGCTCAGGAGGTTCAGCAAGCCCGAATATGACCTGGAAGGAATTACCGGTATTCTGATCGTCCGATTTAACCTGACCTAGTACCCTTTCTAGAATTTGAGGAGTCGGTAGCACCTGTTCGACCGATGACAGTTGATGCACTACACCATTCCGATCGAGCACCTCTCTCATAGACCAACGAAAAGCTTTACCAGCTAGAACGTTGTGAATGTAACTCTCAGCCAGTTCTTTCTGAGCACCGAGTTGACTCTGCTTAAAGGTTAAAAAGTCTTGACGGGCTTTCTCAACATTCTCATTAAATTCAGGGTAGAGAGAAATCCATTTGTAAAAGGTTTGATGACTGACATCATTCCTTTCATAACCAAGACGATCGGAGCCAGTCTCCCGAATAGTTTGGCAAATAGCTTCTACAAGGTCTGAGGTATATCGACTCTTTCGACCTCCGGTTTTGGGTTTAGTCATAGGGTGGGATATCTTGTCGAGCTTTCAGGGCGATCGTGGGGTGAGTAGGTGGTACCAAGCAGCTAAAAGCTCAGTTTTTAAGAGGGAGAGGGGTAAATACTGGTAAATAAGAGTGGCTCCTGTTCGATCACCTTGCTTTAAAAACAGGTAGAGGGATCGAACAGGAGCCAAAATTAACAACTTAAATATGAGAAGCAGGTAGGGAGTAACCTTAATTCCAAGCAAGGCTCCCCTACCATATACAGGTGTTCTAATTTGAAGGCTAAATCACCTTGAGTAACAGATCGGAGAGTAGGGTTAAAGCCTCAATGAGGATGGTGGATTGGTAGCTATTAAGGTCGACGTGGTGGCTCTGGTGGAAGTGTGAGTAGAAGCTGGCTTCAAGTTCTAGAGGGGCCGATGAAAACTGGTATCGAAGGACAACCTGCTGTTCTTGGCTTAGTTGACTGAGACAGTCTTGAAGGGTGGCTTCGTCAATCAAGCTCCAAAGGGAATTTACCGGATTTAGTTGAGATAGGGGTCGATAAATCCGATCGAGCAGGTGGTCACAATCGTTTAGGCTCCCGGCATAGAAGGCTACTAGGACGGCTTGAAGGTCTTCCAGGTTGATGTAGGAGGTAGAGGAGACAGAAGAAGCTGAGGTAGGAATAAAGGAGGATTCAGGGTCGACTTGAATGTACTGGTATTGCTGACCGTAGAGAAGCTGGTAGCCTGCTTCAAGACGATCGTTCAAGTAAGAGGAATAGGTCAACAGCTCATCTAGAGGGTAGTCTCTACAGCATTCAGCACGAGTCAGTCGGTCTTCCTGGCTAGCTGTCATTAGGTTATTGTCGACCACCAAGGCTGCTATGTTTTGCTTGATCCACTCCTCGACCTCCGATCGTTCAGACTCAGTGAGGGTGAGGAGGATTTCCTTTCTTAGGACGTGGAGCAGGCAGCCCTCTTGACCTCGTAGGTTAGCTAGGAAGCAGGGACCGAATTCACGACTCATTCGATAGTGGAGAGTTGAAGGGGTTACTCCCAATTCTTTAGCTAAAGATCGTAAGGAAAGGTCAGGATTAGTAGCAAGACGATCGTAAGCTGTTTGAATATGAGAACGATTAAGTTTCATAAGGATGCACTATTTGGAATTAAGGTTGTTTATTCCTTTAAATCAAATAAGTGATCGTGTTATGTAAGCTTTATTCAGGGCAGATTTCAGGCGATTTTAATTAAACCGATCGAATCGGTAACTATTGCCTAGAAGATGTTTGGAAAGGGAGAAACAATGAGGTTAGTTAAAACAAATTCCTATAAGAAAATGGCAAGCTCTAAAAACAGTTTTCATAATTGCAGATACCCTTATACATACTTCAGTTCGAAATTCGGTTTTAAAGAACCTTTTTACTGTTCTAACAATATGAATATCTATCCCTACGAGGTTATGGATGAAGCCCTCCGATCGTATATTCAGGAATATCGTCACGATTGGGAAATACTTTGGAGTCTAGTCATCTTTTCCCAATCCGATCAGCAGGTAGCAACGACAATCAATCAGGATAGAAAATACGTGAGAAGACGATTAGCAAAGTTTACTCACTTCATTAATAAATTTATTGCAGGTAAAGAGATCGGTACCTTTCAAAAGGGCTGGACTTTTTATAAAGAAATCACTAGGCAAGCAGTATTTAACAGGTTTGAGAACCGATCGATCGATTTGGATTCAATTAAGCTTAAAAAGGTTGATGGTGTGAAAAGAATTTACTTCAAAACACTAAGTCAATTACTGGTCACCGATTACGGATTGATCAGAACGTGGATTCAAAGGGATTTAGATCTTAGTCAGGTGCATACCGAGTTTAAGACGATCATGATAAGAAGAAAGCCAGTAGAAATGCCCTACTACTCCCTGACTTACGATCAAGCTGTCTTGATTGCTAAGAAACATGAGTATCCTGAAATTGTAAATGCAGCAATTACTGAGCTAAACTACATTTTTAGTAAGAATTAAATATGACTGACTTGAAATTAATGAAAACCCTGAGAGGTCGGGCCGATTTTCTGATGAATTGCAGCTGGAAAACAGAAAAGCAGTACCTCGATTGGGTGTATGAACTATACAGAACAGGAATTGCTTTCGATTACCTGGAGGGCCCTGATACTCATGCACTTAAACTCGATCGTTGGATCGATAAATTCACAAAAGTAGCTCAGGAAAATAATCAATCAATCGAATTAACCCTGGCTAGAATCCAAAAAGTACAATCCGATTGGAAAAGGGTCAGGTTGAGGAAGGATTAACGGTTATTGATCCGTTTGGAAATGAAATTATCTTGACTGAAAAGGCTAGACCTAAGGCTAAAGGATTTGGTACCGATCGGAGTAAGAAGAAGACCAAACTTAAGGTGGCTTAGCTATAATTTAAGGGCAAGTAGCAAGTTGCTATTCTGGCAGTATTCAGTAAAGGAGAGGCTCGGAGTTTTGATACTTCGGGCTTTTTTGTTGGTTATTTTGTACTGATACGCTATATATGGTGTAGAAGGTCTGAAAGGAAGGCTGAAACACTAGGATTTAGAAGACTTAGACTTAAATCGATCAGGAAGATCACTCAAATTTGTGAAAGGTCAATTCATACCAGAAGCAAGCTGAACAGGGTTTAAACAGGCACTCAGACCCCTCAGATTGAACGATCACTGAAAGTAAAGTTGGTTATGTAAATTAGCCAAGTGAAAATCGGTCGGCCCCAAGCTGGTTTGAAAAAGTCACGAGTCGGGGATTGGCTAGTGTTGGGGCTTATCCCCAGTTATAAGACAACCGGCCTTGAAACCCTTACAAATCAAGGGTTTTTTTTGCCCAGGTTCCCTTTTTTAGCCCGATCTTTTTACCCTGGGCGGAAGAATAATAGTGATTTTCAATCTGATCGTTCAGCTAGCTCTCTTTACCTGCTCACCACTAGATGTGGTCTTAGCTCCTTTTAACTGCCGATCATTTTGAGTGATGGATCGATCGTAGTCGATCCTAAGTTTAAATATGCCTTTTATTTTCAATGGTTCCTGTTAAGCAAATTCCCACTTTCTTCCCGTTTCCTTTGTTATATTAATACGGTAAAGAAAACGAAAGAAAACGATTGAAAATCAAACAATGACTATGACTAACGAAGTTATTCCTACCGATCTGATCTCGACTAAAAAAGCTGCTGAAATGTTTGGATTTAAAGACGGTTCTGCTGTTCGATACTACGTCACTACTAATCGAATCAAGGGCTACAAGAACAGAAAAGGGTTTATGTTCATTTCCGAATCTGAATTTAGAGATGTGCTACGTCCCGACTTCCAATCGGTCAATTAACTGCCTAGGAAATGCCACCTCCGATCGTCTAGAAATAATCGGAGATGTGAAAAACCCACCTCTCCTTGCCGGGAAAGATGGGTTCAGAAAACCTAAATAATTGCTCAACTGAATAACTAGTCACTCGGACAACTGAATAACCAATTACTCTGACAATTGAATACTATGATTTTAGCACAGAATTCTGCTCAAGAAACGGTCAAAGTTCAAGCTGCATCTACCTCTCAAGTTACAGATGCTAATACTGAACTAAAAGAGAAGATTTACCTGGCGATCGATGCTGAATGGGACCCTTCAAAGAACCTTGATCTCTGCTGTACGATGAGCCTTCAAGGTGGTCCTAAAGCCGTGTTTTTGAACAGCTACATTCAAGATCATGTCTCTCCTGAAGTCTTTGATCGTATTCGAGCTATTGCTTCTCAGTGGGCTCAACAACGGGGTGTGAATCTGTATTGGCTTCCGTTCGACGATCGGATGGATTTGATCAACTACTTTCTTTCTGACATCAGCCTCGATGTCAAGAATGTGAATCTGAGAATGTTCTACTCACCTAGAGATCTGACCATTGGATTTGGTTTTGATCAAGTGAAAGACTATTACAAACGGAACTGTTCCAGAACCGGTATTCAGCAACGTCGTAATGTCTCTGCTTATGCCCTTCCGATCGGTGACTATAAGTTTACTATCATGGATCTGAAAGGTTTGCAGCCGATCGGAGGTCTAAAGGATTTGGCTAAATCTGTCGGATATGAAATGCAATCCAAATCGGACATGGATGAGTACAAGAGCAACATGCTTGAAGGTTTAATTCAAGAAACTGAGAAGTTTTTGGATTATGCTTTAGCTGATGCTGAAGACTTGCATATCATCCACGATCTTTTCAACATGTATGTTCGGGATAAGGTGTGTAAGGACATCCTCGGTGTTGAATTTGTTGATGATATTCCAATGACGACCGGTTCTTTGGAGGCTAGAGTTTTCCAGCAGTGGCTTCATAACCTTGCTGGCAATAAAAATGCTTTTGAATTTGCCATTCGAAAGCTTGGTCTATTAAATACCGGTTCTAAAACTGCTAAGAAGGATCGGATCAAGTTCAACGAGGTGATTGATAGCATTACTTCTGTTGTTGACTTGGATGCTAATCCTGAAGCTTCTCTTGACCTGAGCCGTATTGATTTTCAATCGAACGGATATTCTCAGGCTTCTGTACTGTCTCTAGCTCGACACTCTACGACTGCTGCCTTCAATGCCCTTGTTCACGGTGGAAGATGTAATAACGAAAATCCTTTTGCCTTTTCAATCGACTGTGCTGGAGCCGATATCGACCTTCAGGGCTGTTATGGAAACTCTCTAGCTAAGTTTACCTATCCAATCGGATTACCTACCTTGTGGGGTTTTACTGAGAATCAGAAACGTCTTACCCTCAAGCAATGGTTAGACAAGAATGAATCCGATCTTCATCTTGGTTTGTGGCAAGTCGTTGTCTCAGGAGAGCTTCCTTTCTCACAGGACTTGATTTATTCCAAATTGGTCTCCCTCAATCAGATTCACAAAGTTGCTTTTGGTGGATGGGAAAAGGAGGAGAACCATGTTGGAAGTAGTGAAATCCGGGACCACGATCTGCAACATATTCCTGGTGAGTTTGCTTTGATCCGTAATGAGCTTGAAAACGGCATTATTACCAGTGATTTACTGCAAGCCATCCGACAAGTTTCTACCGATCGTGAGTTGAATGCTTGGATGAAGCTTGAAGTCGTTTGTGCTGCAGGTTATAAGCTCAGTGATCAGGTTGAAACTATCGACGAATGGAGTGCTGCCGTCATTTCTGATAAGGGTCAGTACGAAACGGTGAAGGGTAATGCAGCCCTTATCAAAGACGAAAGAACCAGAAAGTGGGTTGGAATTCCGATTGGAGATTTTATTGGTCCGTTAGTCAGTAAACGATTGGGTATTAAGCAGTTGGCTAAATCCAATAAGGATCTGAAGTCTCTGGATTTGATGCTTAAATTGTTCATCAACACCTTGTATGGTTGTCTGGCTTCAATTTACTTCCCGATCGGCAATGCTATTGTTGCTAATAACATCACAGGTCGTGCTCGATTGGGAGCTTGGATGATTAATAAAGCTCTTTGGACTAGACAATCGATCACGGATGGTGGGATTTACCAGCTTTCTGAGGTTCCTTTTCTCACTAACTCCGATCGTTTACCTGGCTTTGATGTTTTATCCGACTGTAGTAGATGGATTGATCACCGTAGAAAGAATAGAACGATCGGAAGCTTAGGAAATATCGACTGGAATTCCCGTGTCTTCAAAGGAATGACCGAAGCCCTGAAGGATCTTTCCGAGGAAATTGATGGGATAGCCCTTCAGCATATCAACCAGTTTTGGGGTAGCTACGATCTTCAGCTTCCTTTCAACGTTGAGCATAAAGAGGAGCACTTCTTCACCCGTGCTGCTTACTGGTCAAAAGCTCACTATGCTTTGGATTTGGTTCAGCCTTGCCTTAATAAGTACACGGGTGAATTTACCGATCGTCACTTCATCATTCGAGGAGTCAAGACCTACAAAGAAGACTCCGGGCTTAAGATGAGTCCCGTGTTTGACTTGCTATCCAACATTCTTGAGGGTGCTGACGGATTTCCGATCGACCTGGAATACGATCACTTTTACCTGATGAGGGTTGGGAAGTATGCCCAGCTTCAGAGTAGCTCCAGTGAATCTGAGCTTAAGAGTAAGCGGCCTGGTGATGAAGTCATTGAAGAGAGAATTCAACGATTCAACAACACCCACCTTCCGATTGCTTCGATTGCTGAGTTTCGAAGCCGAACTGATCGGAAGACCTTCAGAACTTCTAAGGGAGAGAAGGTGAGGATTCCATTCTTTGAAAAGTTCGGTCCGAAAGGAATTTCCTACGTTCACAGGATGATGTTGGACGATCGACTCAAGTAATCCAATCGAAGGGGCTTTCTAACCCCTCCGATCGATTCTGTTGATCAATGCTATTTTGAAATCCAGTAAAGCATTATGGTTTTGGCGGGGGTCATGATCGGTAATCATGACCCCCTTTTTCATTTACCGGTAACTTGGCTCACCTGTCCGACCGTCCTTAACAAGCAACATTGGTTAAATACCGGTAACTTGGGCGATCGAGCCAGCCGACCTTAATCCGACCGATAAGTAAATACTGGTATTTACTAGTGAGGTAGCTTAAATTCTCTTGTCAATGTGTAATTTATTTTTGTGGGTGGAACATTAAGCACGTCCAAATAGTTAGGTAGAGTAGGTTGGGGTTTTTGGCTATGTTCCCCAGCCTATTTTTTTGTTGGAGTTTTGGGTGCTACAGGGAAAACTATCAAGGTGCCTTAAAACTGCCTAACCCTCATAAAATAGGCAGCACCATCAGCACGATCGATTAGCCTGCCCCGATCAGGGCCTTAATAGGTCACCAGTAATTTACCGGTAAATCAGCTTTGACGAGTCTTTTACACGACCCGTCAATCGTTTAGCTGAGTAGCTTGATTTGACCAGAGCTAGAGCATTTCCCCCGGAGGGGGCCAATCACCTCAGTAACCCATTCCGGTAGAACGATCAGCCAGCCCTTCAGCAATCTAGCTTACGAATAAGTGATAGATAGTCGAGATTAATCAGCAAGGTAGCTTGAATCCTCTTTCCATTGTCTAATCCTGCTAGAACAGTGGAACGTTAAGCAAATCCAATTAGTTAGTCAGCGAATAGGTTGGAGTTTTGACTTTTCCCCAACCTATTTTTTCTGCAAGAACCTTGACTCGTAATGTGTTTCAGCCGTCTACTTGCCAGCTAGCCAATCGGTTCTACTCTTTCTGCTTTTTGAGTACAATTACTTACCTTAAATTTGATCTAGAAGGTGCCTGTTTTTGAGTCAAGGTATGATTCATCCTTCAAAAAGGAGCCTTGATTAACCGATCGGACTCATAAAGCACCCAACCTCACCCACATCTCTTTTTCTTCAGCTAGGTCTAAACATTCCTCATGAGTTAATTCGACCGTCACTGTCATTTGACCTTGGCTAGTATGGTTTGTGAACATCCGAATGTGACCCCCGATCGATGAGTGTGCCCCCGGAGGTTGCTCTAGCAAGTTTTTCATCACTTGCTCTAGAAAAGCACCTGCAATAGTAAAGTGCTTGCCAGTCGTTTCTATCGTTACCTTCACGATCGGGCTCCTTTTTAATCCACAGGTTTGATTGATTTCAGCTTCAGGACATCGGCATAGACCCGCTCGATCATTTCAACACTGCTATCAACCCACTTAGCTAGGACAAAAGCCGAAACACCTTTCAGCAATTGCAAGGTGATGAAGGTATCCCTAGTGTTGTAAAGAGTCGTGCCAGGTTTGATCGGATCGACTAACCGAACCCAGGCTGTCTTGGCAAAATTAGACCGATTAATGGGACCACCTCTCTTACCTGGAAAGATCAGTAAGCCTGGATTGACTGAGGCAGGCTTAATACTAACTAAAAGAGCTTGAAGCTTGGGAGAACACGGAAAGACACGAGTTCTGTTGTTTTTGGAGCCTGCCGTTTGTATCCACCTGTTATGCGAATAGATCAGTGAACCGTTGAACTCGATTTCATCACAATCGGGCGATACATTCCCCCACTTCAAACCAATAACCTCCGAAGTACGAGCACCAGTCAGAAAGAGGGTTTTGACAAGGGGAGTGTAGTAGCTATAACGGTGTCCCGTGTGGATTTTTCCGTTCCAGTTACCCCGGTGTTGTTCAAAAGCCTGGATTACCGATTGCATCTCCTCTTCACTAAAGGCATTCGGCTTGGGACTGAGTTGATAGTTAAAGGCTGGCAGCTCGGCAGCCATACCAGCATAAGGACTGAGATGGGTATCCACGATCAGTTTGTGTTTAATAGCCCACTTCACGGCTGCATTAAGCTCAATCAGAATCCTTTTAGTTTGATGATTCGTAGTGATGGATTGGAGCTGCTCTCTCACCACAAGGGCATCTAAGCAATCTAAATGACCGATCTTGGCAATCTGACGACCGTACCACTCAATGAGGATTTGAGAGGTTTCCTTACGACTTACTTGCTTGTATTTCTGGTATCGTTCCCAAAGTTCTCCCAACGTAAGGGGTTTGTGGATCACGATCGGAGTTTCTACCTTGCTAACTTTGTACTTCTGCAAGGTGGAATCAAAACATCCATTCAGGTAATCCAGTTCCACTTGTTTGGAAATCTGTTCTGCCAAAATCCAGTTTTCACGAGCGTCACTCAATCCTAGAGTGAAACGTTTCTGCTCTCCACCAAACCATTCACGGGGAAGAGTCAGTCTTAATCTGCCGGAATTCGACTGCACATTAACTCTACCCTTAACCCTCTTTGATACCTTCATCGATTTAGCTTGAGTCCGATTGGAATACCATAACCGGACTCAAACTTTCATTTTTGGGGTAAATGGAATCGAATAGAGTCGATCGGACGAGTATGAGAGATCGTCTGAAAGCCTTATGTCAGAAGGATTGTGTGAATAAGCGGGCAGCGAGAATCGAACTCGCATCAATAGCTTGGAAGGCTATGGTTTTACCACTAAACTATGCCCGCACACGCATTTAACCAAGCAGTTTTAATCTTAGCACAGTTTTAGCATCTGGGAATAGATGGGCAAAAAATATGTTTGCTCTTCAAGGCGACAGCTGCACCCGAATCGACGTCTCCCAATCCGATGCGGGTGCTTTATTGCCTTGATTCGTTTCGACATCAACCTGAAACTTTGCCTGGTAAAAAGCTTGAGCTACAGCACCCTCAATCAGTCCTTTATCAATCTCTGGGTAGGCTCTAAGGGTGGGGCTATCCTCAAGAACTTTGAGATCTAAAACGCTGCCGGACTCATTATCAATGACCAAACTAATGCGTAGATCTAAAACCCGAGTAGGAAGCTTTACCGGATAGGCTAGGTTTATGTCGATCGGGCTTATTAGTTTTGCCGCTTTTGCACTAGTTTGATTTCGAGCGGCAGCAGGAATTTCTAGCTTACTTGTGAGTTGAACCCCTAAGTTTGAATACCCTTCTAAAGACGTATCGGAACGGCTTGGCGCTGATGAAGTACCCGTATTTTGTGTTCCAGCGGGAGGTGCATTGTCCTTAGCGTCACTTGGATTAGAACCTGACGAGCTAGACGAGCCAGAATTTACCTTTCCGGGAAACTGCGAACTCGAATCTGGAGATGGAGACGCTGATGGAGTGCCGCTTGAAGAGGCTGGAGAAGATTGTGGTGTGGGAGATGCCGAACCTGGACTAGAAGGAGGGGGACTGCTAGTGCGTTGTTTTCCCGCTCCAGCAGGCTCGACAGGCTGTTGTCTGTCCTGGGGCGGCATGGATTGTGGAGGTATGGTCTGATTCTTTTGCTGTGGCGGATTAGTTTGGGATGGGGATGGGGAGGATGAGGGAGATACACTAGGACGCGGAACGTTTGGAATAATGCGCGGCGTCGAGTTTTCGAGAATAGGGGCATTCAGAGAACTCTGAGAATCTTCGGAGGAATTATTAGCAGGTGGGGAAGCTACTTGTGACAAAGGCGTGTTCTGAGTGGCAGAAGGCGAAACAGACTTCGGAGGTTGAGAACCTGATGCGTTTGGGTCAATTTCAACGAATTCAACTGATGCGGTAGAACTGCCTGCTGCCTGTAAGTGTGAAGGCAGCGTCAGATACCATCGCCCAATCAGCAAAATGACGAGATGCATCGTCAGGGATGCCGCAATCAAATATAACCAAAAGAGCGGCGATTCGCGGTGATATTTAGATCGATCGTCGGTCGAAAAAGACTGCGCCATACCAACCCAAGAAAACAGGGACTCAGTAGATGAATGTTATCTCTGATGATCAAACTTCTTCAGATTCAATTCTCTTTTATCCTAGTCCCTGATCTCGAATTTCTGTTCCCTAGGCGATCGCTCTGAGGGCTTCTACATAGGGATTGACCGAGAACGTCAGAACTGTCTCATCAACCCCTTTGAGCTTCAGGGGGCTTTCCTTGGTCATGATATCTTCATCCAAATAGTCAGCCACCGCAGCAGATACCAAAATGGCACCGGGTTGAGCCGCTTCTTGAAGCCGAGCTGCAATATTGACACTAGGACCGATCGCCGTGTAGTCGGAACGCTCATCACTGCCAAACATCCCAACCACGGCGGTTCCTTGGTGAATGCCGCAGCGGAACTGAACGCGGTTAATCCCTTGAGCTTCCCAACGCACATTCAGCTCATCCAGTTCAGCATACATTTGACGGGCGGCGGCGATCGAGCGTCGCACCTGTTCATTGGGAGAGAGTTCTTCCGGTGCCCCAAAAATTGCCAGAATTGCATCTCCCATAAACTTATCGACTGTGCCTCCGTTATCGAAGATCGCCCGCGTCATCTTGGCTAGATATTCGTTGAGTAATTCAGCCACACGGCGCGATCGTAGGGTATTTGAGAGCTGAGTAAAGCCCACAATATCGCTAAATAGAACCGTCACCATGCGCGGCTCTGGGCGTAAATCTAAGGACAATTCACCTTTTGCTGCCCGTTGTACCAGCGTCGGCGGTAGGAAACGGCTTAGGACTGACCCGGTAAGATACGTATTGAGCTGAGACATTCGGTACTCATTTTCCTTGAGAGCCAGCAGGTTTCTCACTTCTGCTAGGAGTTCACGATCGTTGAACGGTTTAGACAAATATGCATCTGCGCCCCGCTCGACGCCTTCAATTCGGGTATCTTCATCAGCTTTTGCCGTCAACAACACCACTGGAATGCCCTTCAAATCCTCCTGTTCTCGAATCATCCGAATCATCTCTAGACCCGACACTTTGGGCATCATCAGATCCGTTACGATCAGCGAGGGGTGAAGGGTTTGAGCTTTCTCAAATCCTTCTGCACCGTTGCGAGCCGTCCAAACTAAGTAGCCTTGATGACGCAAAATTCCCGATACATAGGAGCGGAGGTCAGGATTATCATCGACCACCAAAACTCGTGGTTGATTGGGAGATTGAGCACCGTTCAATTCTGGATCGGGCATTCCCGATTCTGCACCGTCCTGAAGCTCCATCTCCAAATCTGCTAATTCAACAGAGGCACGATTCGACTGAAGTTCAGCAAGCGTATCTTGAACCTGATCCAACGGTAGATGGTTTGAGCCAGTCTGGAGTCGAATCGTGAAGGTCGTGCCCTCGCCATAGGTAGACTCGACAAGAACCTGTCCGCCGTGCAGTTCTACCAATTCTTTCACGAGGGCAAGTCCTAATCCTGTCCCTTCGTAGCTGCGGTTTGCCGAGCCTTCTGCTTGGCGAAATCGCTCGAATAAGTGAGGCAGTTGGTCGGCGCGAATGCCAATGCCCTGATCGCACACCTGCAAAACGCAGTGTTCGCCATCTGGGCGGAGTATTACGCGAATGCCCTTTCCGGCAGGCGTAAATTTCATGGCATTGGATAGCAGGTTATACAGGACTTTATCAAATTTCTCCAAATCGAGATACACCGCAGGACAGTCGCTGAATTCGGTGGAAAGTACCAGTCCTTTTTTATCGCAGTAAGCCCGGAAGGTATCGACAATTTGGCTAACAAACTCCGTTAAGTTGCAGGCATGAAATTTCGGCTGCATTCGACCTGCATTCAGGCGCTGTAAATCTAGCAGTTGGTTCACCAAGCGGAGCAGACGGCGAGAATTACGCAGGGCGATCGTCGATTGCTCCAAGGATAACCCCTGCTGTTGAGCGACCGCACTTTCCAACGGTCCGACCATGAGCGTCAGCGGGGTGCGAAATTCGTGGGAGATATTTTGGAAAAACTCTGTTTTCTGGCGATCGAGTTCGATGAGCTTCTCGGCTTGTTCCCGCGTGGTTTGGTATAGGCGGGATTGTTGCACCGCGATCGCAGCTTGGGATGCCACCGATTGAGCTAGCTGAATTTCAGACGCCTGCCAATGCCGGGGATGATAGTTCTGCCGCAGAGAAATACTGCCAATGATTTTGCCATCGGTGATTAAGGGAACGACCAACAGCGCACAGGTCGGCGACCGAAACTCGGAGTGGCTTCGGTCTGGATGATTGTCGAGGCTACTTAATATGACGGGCTGCTGAGTGGCAATGAGCTGTTGCAGCACCGGATTACCCGCGATCGGAATATTCGATTGCGGCAATTCGTGCTGATCAGGCGCAGTTTGCCAATTCACATCATGCAAACCGACACACTGAACAAATTCATCCTCTTCTGTCCACAGCGATAGAACACACCCATCGACCTGCAATCCCTGTCCGAGTTGTTGGGTAATGGCAGAAAAAATCTCCTGGGGATCGAGGCTAGATCGAATTGCTGTCGTGATGGTATTGATCAATGCCTCACGTTTTGCCAGTGCCCGGACTTTCTCATAGGCACGGGCTTGAGACAGCGCCAAGGCAGATTGGTCTGCCACCATTCCCATCAGTTCTACTTCGTCATCTTGCCATTGCCGCGCTTCACCGCAGACATGCAGCGCCAATACTGCTAGTAGTTCGTCCTGAAGCACGATCGGCACGATTAAGCTAGAGCGAATTCCAGCGTGCTGATAGACCTGCTGATACGCCGCTTGTTGCTGAATCCGAGCGTCCGTTTCTGTGTCGTGAATCACCTCAATCTGCTGCGTGTCCCAAACCGTCTGAGCTAGGAAAGAAGAATCTTCTAAGCTTGCTTGGGAAAATTCAAACCATTGCGGCTCAAACTGCCTGCCTTGCAGAGGACACACGATCGCATGGCTGACCTCTAGGGTGCTGCCAATCTTCTCCACGATCGTCTGTAGAATTTCCTCATAGCTTAAGGCGCTGCGAATGGTGCCCGTAATCGCATTGAGCAGGGATTCGCGTCGAAGTGTGCGCCGAAGTTCTTGAGTTCTGGCTTTGAGTACATTGTGAGTATCAGCGGCTTGACGCACGACCAGCTTGAGTTCGTCGTCATTCCAGGGCTTGGTGACGTACTTAAAGACTTTGCCAGAATTGATGGCTTCTACTAAGTCTTCGACATCGGTATAGCCCGTTAAAATAATCCGAATAATGTCCGGATACTTGGCGGCTGTGAGACTCAAAAATTCTGTACCACTCATCAGCGGCATTCGCTGATCAGAGATGATCACCGCTATATCGCCCTCTTGCTCCAACAGGTCTAGCGCCGCCGGACCATTTTCTGCCCGCAGCACTCGAAACTCGCGGTGGAAGGTGCGATAGAGCAAATCAAGATTATCTGGCTCGTCATCAACTACCAGTAGTTTCTGCTTTTTCACGCTCTGAGATGTCAT